ATAACATTCTTACAAAAAATTGGCAATTATTTCTAAAAGAATCATATTCAAAAAACTTTTGGTCTCCTACTGCTTTTCGTGCATCTTCTAACATCTTATAAATTGTTATTTGTTTTCCATTAAGGGGCACATCCATCAATTCTAAATCTGGTTTAGATAAATCAAAATCTTGAGAGACTGAAGGTCTATCTAATTTCTCTACAATATATTTTTCGCCATTTTCTAAAGTTGCTATTAATCCTAAATGATAAAATTTATCAAATCCATATTTTTTCATTTTTTCTTCCCATTTTCCTAACGATAATGTATTTAACATATCTTGAAATATTTTTGTTATAGGTGCTTTATATATTTCTAATTTTGTTATTGGTATATTACCAACTTTTAATAATGTTTTACTAGTTTTATTATCATAATCTTTTAAATTTGGACTAAATATCTCTTTTACTTTTTCTTTTACTTTAGTTATTTTATCACCTATCCAATCAAAAACGCCCGACCCCTTTAAGTGGTTATATTCTGGTTTTAATTCTCCAAATATTAAAGATGTATTTTCATTAATCTTTTTTGTTCTATAAGTTTTAGGTTTAAATTTTTGCTTACTTATATTTCTAAATCTATATGATTGTTTAGTTTCTCTATAATATTTCTTCTTTTTATCTTTAATAATATTATGTGCTTCTTGCTTTGCTTGTTCTAATGGTATATTTTTGTTAATAATAACAGCGTGTAATGCATAATCACTCATTTATATATAATAATATTAGAAATTATTATATATTAATAATTTATTAATAATTTATTGGTTCTTTTTAGGTCTTCCCCTTGGTTTCTTCTCTTTTTCTATTGGTTTTTCTAATTTCTTTTTTGCTTGTGCTTCTTTATATGCTTCTAACATTCTTAAATAATCTTCATAAACTTTATCTTCCATTTTTGTATATGGTGTTTCATTTTTATAATAATTAAGTTGTTTTAAAAATGCTTTTTCTCCCCGTTGTTCTAATATTGCTCTTAGATAGCCTTGTCTTCCTGGTGTATGTGGTTTTAATGGTGTTTCTTTAGGTTTAACTTTTATTATTTCTTTATTTTCTTTTTTAATTATTTTCATTTGTTTTTTATTTTCTCTAATTTGTTTTTTAATAGATATAATTTCTTTTTTTAATGCTTTATGTTTTTTATTTAATTCTTTATTTTCATATTCTGCATTTTTAAATTTATATGCTGTAATTTGTTGTTCTTCTTCTTCTTTACTTACCAATAAATTTTGTAGATCATTAATCTTATAATTAATATTCATTAAAGTATTATTATTATTTTTTGTTATTTTATTATATTTTTCATTTAATTTGTCTTCTATTGCTTGAATTATCTCATTACCTTGTTCTAATATATCTTCTTTTGGTTTTGGTTCAATAATTGATGCTTCAATTTCATTTATTAAATTCTGAAAATCTTCTTTAGATACTCTTTTTTTAGTTTCTTTCTTAGGTTTTAATTTCTTTTCTATTTGTTTTATTAACATATTACCTTGTTCTATTGTGTTTTCTTCTAATTTTGGTTTTATTAATGATGCTTCAATTTCATTTATTAAATTCATTAAATCTTCTTTACTTACTTTCTTTTTAGTTTCTTTCTTTGGTTGTAATGTTTTATTAAATTTTTCTTGTTTCTTTTTCTGTTCTATTTGTTGCATTTTAATATAATTAATTGCTTCTGTTTCATTGAATGGATTATATATTTTTTTATATTTTTCTAATTCTGGATAACTTTTAAAATAATCCATTACATCCAATTTTATTTCATTTAAATCAACATTATAATCGTGTATATCTCCTGCTGTTTTCTTTGTAGTTTCAAAATCATCATCTATTTCTTTTTTTCTTTTATCAATATAATATTGAAAATATCTTAATTGATTTGGAATTTCTTCTTTACCACCCATAATTTTGTATATATAATAAATTAGAAAAAATAATAATTTATATTATTAATAATTAATTAGATAAATAATAATATAATAAATTAACTTTAAAATTAAATATCTAAATAATTATATATAATGGATTTTGACACTAAATTCAAAAGTGAATTAATATCAAAATGGACTAATAAAGGTTTATCACAATCTAGTATTAAAATGTATATACGAAATTTAGAAATATTAAATGATGATAATCCATTAAAAAACTTATCCTTCTTAAAAAATGTTGAAGATATATTGAAGAAACTTGAAAAATATAAACCAAATACAATGAGAAATTATCTTATTTCAATTTGTTCGGCTCTTGGTATTACCAAAGATAATAATAAAGTTATTAATAAATTATATGATAAATATTTTAAATATATGATTGATAAAAATAAAGAATTAAAAGGCGAAGAAGAAAAGGGCGAAAAAACAGAAACTCAGAATGATAATTGGTTGTCATTTGATGAAGTTAAAAGTAAAATGAATGAACTTGAAGAAAAAGTTAATACATTTAAGGATAATAAATTATTAAATGAAAGTAATTATAATATATTATTGTCTGCTGTTGTATTAGGATTATATGTTTATCAACCACCTAGAAGAAATGATTATATGAATATGAATATTATTAATAGTAATATCAAGGGATTTGAAACAAATAATGATACAAATTATTTGGATTTATTTAAAAAAGAATTTATATTTAATAAATTTAAAACTAGTAAAAAAGAAGGTTCTTTAACTATTCCTATAAGTGAAAATATGATGAATCTAATAAATATATATATGAAATTTCATCCTATTATTAAAGGTCGTAAATTTACTAAACATTTTCAGGATGTGCCATTTTTAGTTTATTATGATGGATCGGCATTTGATAAAGTTAATTGTATTACAAGAATATTAAATAAGGTATTTAATAAAAAAATTGGTTCTAGTATGCTTCGCCATATTTATGATTCTTCTAAATATAGTAAAGTAATGGAAGAAATGAAAGAAGATGCTAAGAATATGTCTCATTCTGTTTCTACTGCTATAAATAGTTATATTAAAAAATAAATTATTAAATTTATTTTTTATTATTTTAATCAGAATCAGTAATATAAGAGAGATTAAAACTCTTGTATTTTTTCTAATGTTGTTATATTCTTTTCTTGTAATATTATATTAGGATAAGATTTAATAAATGCCGTCCATCTACTCTTATTTTTTTTTAAATTCTTTATACCTTCTTTATTTAATCCTACATAATTTTCTAATAAATATTTTAATGCTCTATTATAATTCTTCATAAAAAATACTATAGTATCACTTTCATTTAAAACTGCTTTTAATTCTTGACCCGTGCATGTATGATTAGTTGTTATTACTGATACTTTATTTTTACGAGCATTCTTTAATAATTTATCTCTTAAACTAAAAATATATTTTCCTAATTTTCCTGTTAAAGCATCAGTATCATCAAAAACAACGCAACAATCTTTAAATTCATCATATAAGATAGGTTCTTCTAGTAGTCCATCATCTAATTTGATTCTTTTTAATCCTTTAACCTTATCTAAGGCGGGGTCTTCTTTACCTTCACTAATTAAATATATAGGATTATTCTTATGGATTCTCTTATATTCATTTAAATACATTCCTACAAAAAATGACTTACCACTACCTGCGCTTCCACATATAAAGATTGTCCCTCTATCGCATTTTTTATCTGGTATTAATTGAAATGTTCCCTCATCTATTTCTAGATTATCAAATGATTTTTTTATTTTATTATCTATTGGTTTTTCTTCAGATACTGAAAAAACAATATTTTTATGTTTAGTAGAATCTTTAATAATTGCTATATTTCTTCCTTCATTATTAATATTAATTGACATTATTATATAATATTAGAAATAATATTATATTATATATTTTAAATTTTTAATAATTCAAATTCTTTTTTTTCTTCTTCTTTCTTTTCTTCTTTGTAAGTATTCTTATTAATTTTAATAATTGTAAGACCATTTGTTATTGATGGTTTGGCGGTTGGTTCATCTTTATATTTTGATTTAAATTTATCAATAATATCATCTGGTATTAATGGTTCAGCATCTTTTATATTTTGAATATCTGATGATATAACTTTTAATAAATCTCCTGCCTGTATTCTAACTTCTTTTTCTAAACTTAATTGAATTTGAATTAATTTTGAAATTTTATTGTAATTTAATGATGTCATACGATGACATTCTGATCGCTTTGTATAATCAAAGAAATTGTCTATTGTTTTTAAGATTGCGACAAAAATAGATATTGCCCCTAAATAAACATTTTGATTAGGGACAATATTTTGAACTTGTGATAAAAAACCAATGGCTGATGATATAACAATAACCGGAATATTTAACCTTATAGAAATACTATTAAATTTTTCATATGCTTTAGAATGTAATAATGACATGCATTCTGCTTTCTCTGCTTCTTCTTTTAATAGGTTTTCAAAATCATCTGTGTATTGAATATTAATATTTTCTTTATCCATTATTAATATATATTAGAATTTTATTTATTTAATAATTTTTCTACTAATAATTTTAATTCATCTATTTGTTTCTGTTGTTCTTGTAATTGTGCCTTTAAGTCGGTGATTTCGGTTTGTTGTTCTTGAATCGCTAATACTGCTTCAGCGAGAATATCCGTTGTATTTAGACCCAAATAACGAGGTAGTGGATTCCCGTTTTCATCTTTCATATAAATGATATTTCCTTCTTCATCTCGTTTTGGCGATCCATCAACATTTTTCTCAAATTGAAATCTGTGTTTTTTCCCATCTACTGCCGATGGTAATATCTCCATTACATCTTGAGCGATAAACCCCTTGTATGTATGCGGTATATCATCTTGTTTAAGTTCGTACGTACAAGGTTTTAACGCCAAAATTCTTGAAGTTGAACCAGCATTTGATAAATACGTAATGTTGTTCTTTAGATTACGATCACTAACACGAATAACCTGACCTGAAGCGGAAGTTGTAAGAGTTCCACTACCATAACCAGACAACCAAAAGTTATTATCTCCCATTTTTATGATTGCCGAATTACTACCCTTGCCAGTTATACTGTCCCCTATCACGTATTCGCCGTTAGAATTTCCAGCACCAGAAGCAAGAGAATTATATCCTATATAAATATTATACGTCCCTGTTGTTAGAAATGTACCCGCAAACGACCCTACAGAAGTGTTATAATTAGCACTCGTTAGTTGAGGACACGTATAATGACCCAGAGCAACGTTATAAATACCCGTATTAGCATTTCCAAGGACATTATGTAATGCCCGTTCTCCTATTGCTGTGTTCCAATCACCGATCGTTATAGTATTACCCGCATTTCTTCCAATAAGAGTGTTCCCAATTCCAGTAGTTATACTCGTTCCAGCACTCCTACCTATAAGAGTATCCGAAAAACCTGTTGTGAGGTTAGTTCCGCTTGATATTCCAAATACACAATTATCAATCCCAGTTGTCATTGAATTACACGAATTCAACCCGAAAATAGCATTATCACTAGCACTTGTCATTGCTTGACCAATAAGCATACCATAAATAAGATTATTACCTCCCGTTCCTGCGGTTCTTCCATTATTTACACCAATTGACATATTATTCGCCCCACCAGCACTTACGAGAGAATTAGAACCAATACGAACATTAGTTCCGCTCCCAGTGATAGAAACAATACCGCCATTAAGGGTTGGAGCAGTAATAAAACCAGCAGTAGAAGGCACGACGATACTTCCGTTTGTTGCTCCTCCAACAGTAAGAACATTGTTTGTTGAGGTAAATTTCAAATGTTGATTTGAATCTGTTAGTAAATCGTAATTGCCCGTTAAATTCGTTGTATTATTACACAACACGAGATTACCAGAATTATTAGTTGCTCCTACTACATTTAATTTACCATTCAAATTAGTAGCTGTTAGATCTTGTGTTGTTATTGTTCCAGCAGAAACTGTCCCACCACTTCCTACTGTGAGTTGAGGAATAGAATAAGGATTATTAGTATTAAGAACATTAGGCAATCCTATACTAGTAATAACAAATGTTCTATTATTAAATACAGCATTAGAATTTCCAACAATTAAAACAGATTGTCCTAAAGCAAATCTTGATGCATCAGGTGTTGATAATAATATACCAATTGTTGCTCCTCCTAAACCTACTTCAACAGCAGTAGCTGAAGGACTTATAGTTGATGTTTGAATTCCATTATAGACTCCTGATGTAATAGAACCACTTGATATAGAACCGCTCAAGATGCTAGTTGATGTTAAAGTAGGTATTGATGCAGTTGTTGCTGTTAAACTATTAAATACACCTACACCAGCTGAAGGTATCACCGAATAAACATAATTTGTAAGATTATTTAATTTTAATGATAAATTCCACGACATTATTATTATTATATATATATATTAGATATTATATTTTTTCTAATTAAATATATATATATGAATAAAAAAGAATTAAAAAAGATAGAGAAAATACCATTAGGGGACGATGATATAAGAAAAGTATTAGGTAAAGATACATTAATTTTAACTTATCCAGAATTACAAAAATATAATAGTATTGACATGTTATTACCAAATAATAAATCATTTGTTGTTTGTTTGTATCTTGATAGTCCTAATAGCGGTCATTGGATTTGCATCAATAAAATTAACGATACTATTGAATTCTTTGACCCTTATGGCGGGTCACCTGATACACAACGAAAATGGGTTCCTGACCCTTTAAGAAAATTATTAGGACAAGGACGACCTTTTTTAACTGATTTATTAGATAAGTCTAATCATCCTATATTTTATAATCATATAAAATATCAAGGAAATGGAAAAGATATAAATACTTGTGGTCGTCATACTTGTAATCGTATTTTAAGATTGAAAGAAGGTCTTAATTTAAATGATTATTTTAAAATGATGAAGAATATCAAAATGAAAAGCGGTCTTGATTATGATGCAATCGTAAGTGAATTAATACCTATTATTTAAATTAATATTATGATGTATATACATTATAATATTAATCATTATTAGATTTTATAGTTTTAATCATTTCTTCATATGGTGTTAGTTTTACTTTATAATTAGATAAATATAAAATAGAAATTTTTATAATAAGAAATTTAAAGGATGGATTATCATATAATAATTTTTTAAAGTTCTTAAAAGTTAATTCTTTTTGTTCTTTTTCAGTTATATTACTTTTAAATCCATTAAATATATCTCTTATTTTAATACGGTCTTTATTATTATTAGTTTTTATATATTTATTATTAATATATTGATTTATTTTATCCATTAATTATTAATAATATATAATTATATCTTTTTAAGTATAATAATAAACTATAATATAAAGTATAGTAAAAATGGCAGAAAATGGCAGAAAATGGCAGAAAATGGCAGAAAATTAAAATGAATGAGTATAAACAAAGGCAGAAAATTGGGCGTTTTTGACCGTCCGCCAAAAATAAGTCCCTAGAAAGCTTTTTAGGGGAAAAAATATGGGAAAATTTCTGCCAGCTTTTGGTATTGTTTATGCTTATTCATTTTAGTTTTTGGTATTGTTTATGCTTATTCAATTTCAAATTTCTGCCAAGTTTTCTGCCATTTTCTGCCATTTTCTACCATCTTTTTTAGGAGATAATTTTTAGAAAATTTTCCTATTTTTCCTCTCTATATATTAATATTATAATGTATATCATCATAATATTAATTATTTAAATATCTAAATCATTAGTTGTAGTTGTATTTTCATAAGGTTTTAATTTATAATTATATAAACATAAAACATTACTTTTATCTTTCTTAATAAATTTCTTTAAAAATAAATTCTTAGATAATAATTCATCAAAGTTTTTATAAGTTAAGTCCCCTTTCTCTTTTTTAGTCATATTAATATATATTTCACTATTCTTAAATTCATTAAACACCTCTTTCATTTTAATACAATCTTTATTATTATTAGTCATTATATATTTATCATCAATAAATTGATATATTTTATCGCTTTGTTGTAAATACTTTTTATTTTCATTAGTAATTTCAGTAGGTAAAATAAGACCATTTTTATTATAATCCTTCAATCGCTGTATAATGATTTCAAACAATGCCTGTTTATATTCATCTTTCCAATTTTGTGTTTTATAAGTATCATTAATAATACCATCAATAGACTTATCTTCAGGATCATATAAGGAAGAATCAACAAATTTAGATTTAAAGGGTATGGTAATAAGGCGTCTTAGAACTGCTTCATCTACTTCATCTAAATTAGGTTTATCATTACATTCTAAAATTAAAGTTGATTTTAATAAAGTATTTGTATTATTACTATGATTAAGACGAGCATTAATAGAACAATCACCAGTAAGTTCTTTCATTATAGAAACTTTAATATTTTTATTTTTATCCGGTTCTTGTGCTACAATAAATCTTTTATTATGACAATTTGCCAATTCAGGATTACTTCCAGTTTTTTGACTTTCACTTAATAAACTACTTTTTAATTTATAACTATAATTATTAGTATCACTACCAAACATGCACATTGCCAAACCATTTAATAAACCTTTTCCATTGCCTCCACAACCAGAACAAACAATAAATTTTTCTAAATTTTGCCCCATCATTCCAGTAGATATGATAGTTAAATAAAAATTTCTTATTATTTCATCTTTTAAAATTGTATTTATTAATTGTTGTAAATCATCAATCTTTTTCTTATCATAATTTATATCATAATCATAACCAGTAGTCATACTTATAAAATATGATGGTTCAGGTTTAATAAATTTCATTAATTTTGTATCATATAATTTATTATTAAAAGAAAATAAATTAGGTATCTCATCAAATTTAATATTATTATTAGTTAATTTATTACATATATCTTCAATATATTCTTTCCTTTTTTTAATATTTCTAATATTTAAAATATTATTTCTTATCTTATCTAATTGATTTCTCATATTTTCATTTTTAATATTTTTAAGTTCATAATCTTGATATTTTTTAAATAAGACTTCAAAATATGTTTTATCAATAAAGTTATGTATAATTGATTTTTTATTATCGTCTTTCATCCAATAAACATTATTATAATAATATAATGTATCATTACAATATATAAATTCATCACCATATAAAACTTTAAAATAATCTGCTATTGCTCCAGTTGTAGTATCATTAAAATTAAATGAATATAATCTCAAATATTCTTTTAGATTATCTTGTTTAGCGTAGTATTTTAATGTTCCAATTTTAACACCATCATCTTTACATTTAAAATTTAAATATGTTTTTTTGTCTGCTTCCCTATTATATCTATGATAAGATGATGTAAAATTTAAAAATATTTCTAATCCTTCTTCCATTAATTCGTTATAAATAGCAAGACCGATTTTTATCCATTCATTATAATCATCTAATCTATTATTACTTATTAATGATACTAATGATTCAATTTCTTTATATTTATTATTTATATCTATTTCTTCTGTTATTTTACTTGTTTTTTTTTCCACATTGTCTCCTTTTTTACAAGTATTATTTTTAATGATATCTTCATTTAATTTAGTTTGTCTTGTTTCTTTATAAGAACTACTTTGTAATGAATAATAAGATATTAAAGTTTCAATATCATCTTTTATTTCTTCAATATTTTGTTCCATATCACTTTCAAAAGAATAATATTTAGTTAATACATATGGTTCGCATCCTGATTTTCTACTACCATATAAAAACCAACCATTACTCTCAACGACTGCTTTATCAATTATTTTATCTACACTTTCATTATTATTTTTAAAAACATTTTTCTCTTTACAAATATCAATAACTTCATTTCTAATCATATGTCTAATATTAGCATCTAAAACTAAATTATCAAATATGATATGAAATCCATCTTTAATCTTATCATTTTTAATGGTATATTTAGGTTTTTCAAAAACTGATATTTTAATATTTTGTAAAGAATACATATCAACATATTTTTTAATAACTTCTTTATATGCTTGGATAACTCCTTTTATCATATTATTATTATATAATCGTACCATACCTTCATTATAATTATCATTTAGATCAATATCAACTAATATACAACTATATTCTTTTTGTTTTTCTAACATGCATAATTCAACATTATTTTTAATACAATCAGAATAAAGAGACATAAATTCTTTCCTACTTATATTATCCAAATTGAATTTACCATTAAAACTGCCATATGATAGGTGTGTTGGTTTTTCTTCGTTGTCGCTTCTGTGTTGATTTAAGAAAGTGTATAATTTACTTTGAAAATCCATTATATATATATTATACTATAGAAAATATTTCTTTATATTATTTTTTATATTATATTTTTAAACTTATAAAAATTACTAGATATTTTTTTAAAATATAAAAATATATAAAAATATCTAAAGAATAATTTCTAATATATAATATAACTATATTATGCAAGTTCAAGAAGTCCCAGAAACTTTAAAGAAAGTAATTTCAAAAGAAAAAAAGAAGGAATATCAACAAAGATATTTAATGAAACAAAAAGCAAAATTAGAAGAACTTAAAAAATTAAAAGAAAGTATGATGATAATAGAACCTTCTATTATTGTTGATGTAAAAGAAAAACGAAAAAGTTATAATGATAAATATATTAATAAACATAAGGATAAATTATATAGTAAATTAACTTGTGAATTATGTAATATACAATATACTTATATTAATAGTAGTCATCATAATAAAACTAATCGCCATCAATTAGAATTGTTAAAGATTGAAAACAATAAACTTAAACAAGAGATAGTAACTGATAAATTACAAAATGCTTTTAAAGAATTAGAAGAAAAAAATAAATTATAAGATTTTTAATATTAAAAATAATTTAATATTAAAAATAAAATATCTAATATATTATATATAATAATGGAGAAAATATATAATATCATTTTTCTTAAAACTGAATGGACTGAAGAAAAGACTAAAGAATTATTAAAGGAACGTAATATAGAATATAAAGAATTAGAAGAAACATCAGAAGTTTTTTCTTATACAATTAATTATAAAGAATCTATTGAAGAACAATCAGTATTATTTCCAATTACTGATTCTTTATTTTTACATACTAAAAAAGATGAAAATTATTCTTTAGAAGATATTGAAAGTGAAGCGGGTGATACTGTTTTTGGTGTTGAAGAATTAAAAATAGAAGAGAATGATGATGAATCATCAATAAATTCTGATGATATTGAAATAATCCACTCACCATAAAATATTAATGGTGAGATTATTAGGACTTTTTATATTGTCTTTCCAATTACCTTTTATCTTACTTGCTCTTGCTAAGTAGTTTTTACGATGCTTTAAAGCTTCTTCTTTTGTGATTTCTCCTTTATATGCTTTATACATATAAATAATAAAATCATTATAACCTTTTCTACCAAATTTAACTCCATCATATTCTAACTTATGAATTCCATCAATAGAAAGTTTTAATAAGTCAGGATTATATCCTGCAATCTGTGCTCTTAATTTTGCAAGTTTTAAATATGTTTTTTCATCTAATATTTCCGTTTCATCTTCTTCTTTATTTATTTTTTCTATATTCTTTTTACCACCATTTATTTCTTTTTTAGGTTCATAATTGCATATTAGTAGTTCTACTACAGTTCTACTTCGCCCACCTTCAAATGGATTTGTATATTTTGTTTTTACTTCATAAATATTATATTTATTAAATAATCTTTTTGCATCGTCTGAAACATTATAAGATAACAAAAATTTACCTTTTATATTTTTTAAAGCATCATAAACATCAGAAATTGGAAGATGTGAATGAGTATATAATCTTCCTGACTCTTCATATGGGGGGTCAAGATAAAAAAAAGTTTCTTTAGAATCATTATTTTTAATAACTGTTTTATAATCTTCATTTAATATTTTTACATTTTTTAATCTATCATAATAATCATCTATACGAGATTTGAATTTTGTCTTATCTGTACTTCTAATGCTGAATGTTTCACTATTCCCAAAAAATGAATTTTTTCTTAAATAGTAATTTTTTATAAATTTCATAAAATTAGTTGTTGGTTCTGAATCTTTAACTTTTTTAAAAGTTGTTTCATCTTTATTTAACAACATCATCTCTTCTCTTATCTTTTTTGGTTTATATTTTTGAAATCCTTTAAATATGTCATATATTGATTTATCTTTATCATTTATAACTTCTTCTTTTGATGGTTCTTTATAAAAAAAAATAGAACCACCCCCGACAAAGGGTTCAACATACTTCATATTAGTATAATCTTTAGGGAAATATTCATTTACAATTAATTTTTTTAATAATGATTTCCCTCCAATTCTACTAACTAATGGAGCACTACCACCTTCTAATTCTGATAATATAATTGCTTTTTCTTGTTTTATTGCTCGTTTCTTTGATAAAGGTTTATTAGAAAAGCATTTATTAGGCTCATCTTTTTTACATACTTTATAACCATTATTAATAGGTTTTATTATATAAGGCATTATATTATATATAATTAGAAAATTATATATAATCTATTTATTAATAAATTTTACATGACGTTTTGTTTTATTGTGTTTGCTCTTATTAAAATAAGTATAAGAACCTTTACAAATATTACATTCTATTTTTTCTTTTATTTTATCTTTATTATTTTCTATAAATTTTTTATTATTATTTATAGATTTTTTTAAAATTTCTTTATCAGTTGTTTCATAATCGCTAGATGATTCATAATCATCTATTTTAGGTTTTTCCTCAATTTTGGGAACTTGTTTTATATCTGCTAAATATAATGGATTATATAAACATTGCATTTCGTGAAATGATAATTTCTTAAACATATTATTATATATAATTATACATAAATTATTTTTTTATATTTCTACGACCTCTCTTTTTCTTTTTTCCGTCTCCTTCTAAACTTTCTAAAGATGCTAAAGAAGATATATCAGATGCTCTAGAAGATACCATAGATTCTATTTCTTCTTTTTCTTCTTCAAATGGAAAGTCTGGTTCATCTATAAATTCCTTTGCTCTAACTTGTGTTTTTAAAGATGCTTCTAAATTACTTAATTTATTTTTTAAACTTCTAGATAAAGTCTCTTTACTACCTTCATTTTCTCTTAATGAATTAGAATCTACACCTATTTGATAGATAACATCTCTTAATTGTTTTCCCATTTGATTTTTAGTAGAAATTATTTTACTTGCTTCTATCATTAATGTTCTTAAATTATTATTTTCTGTTTGAATTGCTTGTTCTATATTATCTATTTCATCTTCTCTTGATTTTATACCAATCATAAATTGTTTATATCTATTAGATGTTAAATAATCTCTATTTGCTTGTCTAAATCTATCTGCTTCTCTGTCTAAATCGTCTATCTCCGCTTCATATTCATCTCTACTTTCTTTTAATCTTTGTAATCTAGTTTGTGAATCTTTATCATATCTTTGCATATCTGCTAAATGGCGATCAATTAAATCAATATTTGTTTCTAATTCTCTTTTTAATGCTGTATTTTTTTGTAGATTAGATAATAATAAATTTATTCTATCTTCTATATTTTTAATTTCTATTGGTTCTTCTCTCTGTAATAAATTAAATGAATCTAAAGTTCTATTAATTTCTTCAATCCCCATATCTCTAAATTTTTTTTTAAGTTCAATTGGTATTTTAACTCCTGTTGAATTTTCAATTCTTCTAATATATAAATCAGTATCAAAACCTAGTTCATCAATAGTTTTATATTTATCTGCTTGTAAGGGGTCTACTCCTTGAATAGTCATTAATATATTACGTTTATTTTGTGATAGAGACATTATTTCTTTTCTATATTGAACCTCAATATTTTCTTGAGTTATAACATTATAATCATTTCTAAATATAGCATTTTTTATAATTTCATAAAATCCTTTTGCTTCTAATAATTTAAATATTATTCTATGAAATTTAGATATACCAGAGAATATTGTATTTATTAATTCAGTATATTCTAACAATAATAAATCAATATTTCTTGTTAATGCATTTAATTTATTTCCTATCATTGATTTTGTTGGTTGTGATGTTCCAGGTTTTTTATATAATCTAATAACATTATTATATAATATTAATACATCATTATAATTAACAACACTATTAACTTTATCACTTTTTAATACGTCTCTTGATGCTTGTATATTTGCATCACTTTTTGTAAAAAAAGAATTATAAGCATCTACATCTGCTATTTTATTTGTTAATAAACTATTAATTTTCTCTACTTCTTTTTCTGCATCTGTTAAAGATATATTATCAATAGTTGTTTGTTGGATTCCGTAATTTGCTTTTGTTTCATCTGTTCCACTTAATGGCGTTTGATTTCTTAAAAAATCATTCTTCTTTATTAAATCAATAATAAATGCTCTATTTCTTTCATAGTCTTTAAGAAAATTTTTATTTTCTTTATTTGGTATTCCTAACTTTTTACTCATTATATATATAATATTTTAGAAAATAATTATATTATATTATTTATTAATAATAATATTATTATTTATTTCTTCTTATATAAATTATGTTGTTTAATGTATTTACTTGCTTCTATCATTGATTTTCCTTGAGATGCCATAATTTCTTTTACTAATTTTTTTCTATCTACATGCTTACCACCACTTTTACCGGCACCTGCTTTGCCTGATGGTTTTGGCATTGCGGCACCTGCTTTGCCTGCACCTGCTTTGCCTGAGCGCATTGGTTTTAGAACTAATCCGGTACCTGCTTTACCAACACCAATCATATCTCTTGCGTCAAGAACTGCATTATTTATTGCAGTAGCACCCATATCTACTGCTGATGGAATATCTCTAGTAAAAAAATTACTTATATCATCCCACCAAGCACCACCCTTCATATTTTTCTTACCACCCAAATTTAAATCATCAATAGCACTAATACCCGCTTTTGCGTATGTATTATCACCTTGTTGTTTCAATTGTTCTTTACCCCATTTTGCAACTTCATTATACCAAGCACCACCCAATATATGACCTTTACTTTTAAATAATTCTTCAATCTTTTTAATTTGAGCTTTAGTCATCTTTTTTTTACCATCACCAAACAAACTAAAAATTTTTTCTGTTGCTTTTTCTAGAAAACTTTTTTCTTCACCTTCACTAGGAATTAGAGGAGGAGGACTTGTTGGCATAGGATGTGTAGAACGTTTTAATTTCTTAACAACACCAACTTTCATTTTAGGTAATATTTCCGGTAAGTCAGCTTCAAAAGGGTCAAATAATTCAATAGCAGCGGGAGCGGGAGCAATAGGTTCCGGTTGTGTATAATAATAATTAGATCCACCTAATCTATCTCTCTTCATTCTATCTACATCAAAAGAATTATTTAAAGGAGATACACCATTCATAGGATTGTATAAAGCACCACCAGAGTAATTTTTAGGATATTCACGCATACCGCCACTACGTCCAGAACCATAAACGGGCACATATGCTTTATCATTAGAATTTTCAATCATATAATTATTATATTTATCTTGTAGATTCATTATTTTAGAATTAATATCATTTAAGTCTCTAAAATAAAGTTGATTATCATTATTTCTATACATATTATATATAATATATTAGAAAATATATTATATATTATTATTATAAAATATTATTATACATTTTATAATATTTATTTGAATTAGAATACAATATTTTAGAATAAAATTAAGCATTAAGCATATCAACATCATTGTTTATTTCATTAGTCCAATAAACAAAAACAGTTAATGTTTCAGCAGCAGAACTATTGACAGTTCCAGTTGCTAAATATGCAGCACCAGCGGCAGTAGTTGTAATTGATTTTAATTGAAGAGTGCCAGCGGGAGTTGCTTTTACTAGAGCGCCGGTTCCTGCTTTAGCAAGAGCGACAGAAGCGGTTGTAAATGCTTTAAGACCTACAACTTTTGATGTTCCTAAAAATAAATTTGCGCTTGTAAAAGTGCCAGTATTAGCAGCAGCTAATGCGACTTCGCCATAAAATATAGGACTTGGTTTAGCGATTGATAAGTTAGACATTATATATATATATTATTTTAGAAAAAAATTAAATGATTAATTATTATAAATTATTATATTATTTATAATTATTTATTAATAATTCTATATTATTTATTAAAAAGACTGTAAAATAGCAATTTATACTAATCTAGATGAAAGACGTCCTTTTGGTTTAGCATAACCAGCAATATCTAAAACTTGTGCGCCTACTTTAGCGTATGGATTATCTTGCTTTTGAAGCCAGGATTTAGCATAAGGAGCCAACATAGGAGCGTACTTACCGATCATACCTTTAAGATTGTCCCACCAACCAGAACCAACTAGACGACGAGCATCACCCTTAAAGACGCCATCTTGAGCGTTTGTATCCAATACATCATTAGAGTTAAGGATACCAGTTCGTAATTGAAGACCACCATTACCATCAAATGCCATATATCCAGAATTGACAGGGATAATGACTAATTCTAAATCTGATTGAGCGGCAGCGGAATTATTAGTATATTGAATGGTAAATGATAAATTACATTGAGATTGAGAACCAGGAGCGAGGGCGAGATTTGCTAATGGAATATCTTTAGCAACATTCAATATAATGAATGAACCAACAGTTGGAACAACACGACCAGCACCAGATGCACCATTACTCATTAAGCATTTACCTAAAAATTGATGAATATTTTGAGATGAACCATTTTCAACAGATAATTGGTATAATTGGTGTTGAGTTAAACCAGATAAGAGACCAGGTACGGAATCCCAGGTTAAATTTACATTAGTAATAGTCATAAATGCATCAGCATCTTGAGCGGTTTGTTTTGTGTTTAATTTACGAATAAACAAAAGAATTGAATCGGGGACAATACCTAATTGAAGACTCTTTGCAACTACTGAAGATGAAGCACCAGCGGAAATAGTAGCAGCAATAGGAGTTGTTTGAGCGGTCATATCATAATATGGAAGAACTGAACGAGGAGGAAGAGGAACAGATGCAGGAGGGGCACAATAATTAAATATCATTTCTGAACGGTCAAAACGAAGAAGAGATACAGATTTAGCAAATGAAGAACCAGTTCTTAAAATTCTTTGATTTGTGCCAGTTGAGTTAAATGTAGCATTAATAACAAAGTTTGATACGCCATACATACCAGCTTTATTTGCTACAGTGTTATATAAAAATGGAGGGCACATAACAGGTTCTACAACAGTATATTTAATATAAATTGTTTGAGCGGCACCAGTTGATGCAACCATAGGAATATCAGCAACGCAAGCAGGGTCTTGACCTATATAATCACATGCAAAAGCGCCACGAGGAATAAGATCATTATCAGCGGCATTTTCATAAGCAGCTAAAACATTACAATTACTACCAATACCATCAGCATAACTAAAAAGTTGATCGGGCATATTAGGGCATCCAGCATAACGAACCAATTGACGATTATCAGGTTGTAAATTGATTAATGCTTGATAGTTTTGAGCGATATTAAATGTATATGATTGATTATTAATTGATACATTATAATTTGCTATCTGACTATTGATGGGGTAGCATCCTAAAGCGTCACTGGTGCCTAAATTTACGAGGAACTGCCCCGCGGGTGCAGTTCCATCAACTTTTAATACAAAAGTGTTTCTAAATAAAACAGCGCGGTCAATAATTGTTCCCATTGATGGAACAACTACGTTATAACTCATTTGATTTGTTGAAAGAGAAGAAGCAGAAACAACGTTTTGAGCGATTGAAGTAAAACCACGTTCAACAGCATAATCAATTGATGAAGAGACATTTAAACGATCGTCAACAAGTAGATGTTTGTTAAAATCCATTATAGTATATAATATAATTAAGAAATTATTTATTTTTATTTTTTATAAATAATAATAAAAATAAATAAGAAAAAACTATATATTTTATTAATAATTTATTATTAAAATATATTATATATAATTATATTAAAAATATTTATAATCTTGCTTGGTTAAAATCTTTACGTCTAAACATAATTTTAATATTAGCAGCACAACCACCAGGAACAAAAATAGGTTTATAATTACCAAATTTATCCATCCAATAAACAAATAATTGCATATTATAAATTGGACTTGTTGATTGCATATCACATAATCTATATTCGCCTGATGGATTATAAAAAATACTTGGTCTATATGAATCTAAAGCAGTTATAGGAACTTGAAAATCGGTAAATATTGGAGATGTATTAGGAGCATTAACAGAATTTTGAAAATTTGTAGTTGAATTAAAAATAGAAGGAACACCTATAATTTCAGGATAATTAGGAGCATTAGAAGTAATAACAAGACATTGAACGGGATTTAATAACGCCATACAAGAACCTTCTTGATACATTTGTAAATAAACAACACCCCCAATAGTAGTATTATTATTATTTAGATATACATTTAATAAATAATTTTTACCATTTAAAGCATTTGCACCATACCTAGTATATTGAAAGAAAGTCATAATATTAAAAAATGCAGTATTAAAATAAATTTGAATTGGAAACGCTAATGTATCAGCATATGCGGTTTGGTCGCAATTAATAAGCATAATTAAATTTACAGGGTCTATTTCAATGAAAGGGGGGTTTAATGAAGGGAGAGCGCCATTACCATCAGCAATAGATTGAGCGTTTAAACCTACAACCGCAGCAGCAAGAGCAGTATTAATATATTTAACCCATTTTTGGTATGAATACATATAATAATAAGTAGTTGTATAATCAACGCCGCCAAGGGGAGAAGCGGGTGTTGGTTGTGTTGTATCAGTTGGAATATAAATAATTGCTTGACTAAAATTAGAAGTCTTATAAGATAATGTTATCTGATATACGGTCTTATTTACGTTGGTTTGTGTTGTATCAATAGAAGGAATAAATATAGGTATAGCATCGGCGCCAGTATCAATGCTAAAACGAACTATAGAAGCATAATAATTCTTTGGATAATTTAAAATAGGTGTCCCATTTCTACTATCAGAAAAGACCAGTTGTTGTGGTGCAGTATTTCCTGTAGAAGTATTATTCATTAATTCTAAATTATAATAAATATGTGTAGGTTGATTATCTAAATCATATTGATTACTAGTTTGTAAAGAACTCATTATTATATATATAATTAGTTAGATAATATTTTAATAAGAATATTATTTATATTATTATTATTATTATTATAATATAATTTAATAGAATTATATCATTAATTATTACATTTTTACTCGTAAAAAAGATTATAATATACTTAATAGTAAATATGTTATAAGATTTTTAATGATAATCATCTAAAAAGATATATAATATTAAAAATTTCGAAATTTTTCATAGTAATTACATCATAATATATTTATTGGTAAAAATGTTATAATATATTTAGTCGTAAATATCTAAATATATTATCTATAGTATAATATTATATAAAATGGAATATAGAAAAGAATATTATTCTAAAAATAGAGATAAAATAATATCTAATAATAAACAATATTATAAAGATAATAAAGAATATAAAAAAGAATACTTTAAAAATTATTATAAAGAAAATAAAGAATATATTAATAAATTTAGAGTATTTAAAAAAATCTATAAATTAACTAGTAAGGAAGATGTTATAAATAAAATGAATAATATTAATATTATAAAAGAATGTCCTAATAATAAAGTTGATAATATTATAGTCTCATTTAATTTTTGTTAGTTTATCAATAGGAATATATATATATGGTTTTATTACATCATTATAATCTACTCTCTTATTTCTTTTAAATGCTTGACACTTAAAAGTTTTAAATAAATTTTCACTATATTTTATGAAGTATAATCCATTAGTAAAATTAAATAAAAATATTTGGTTCTTATCTTTTAGTTCTATTTTATCAAATGGAAGAAGTGTATCTGGGTATGTTTCATATCTATTAGTTCTTGATTTTAATTCATAAATATTAGTTGTTCCTTCATAATCATATTTACTAAACCTTTCTTTTACATGCTTAATATTATCTTTAAAATAATCTTCAATAATAAATATTATTTCTTCTTCTTTTTTTTTACCAAAATTATAATCAGTTTTATAACTAGACATTTATATATATAAATAAACTTAGAAAATAATTTAGATATTTAATTTTAAACTTATTTTAAAATTAAATATTTTATCTCTAGTGGTGGTTATGCTCTCAAAAATTTCTTATAACAATTTTACTATATTAATAAATCTTAGATATTTTTTAATTCATCAATTAAATTATTAAATTTATTTTTTTTAATAAATTTTTGTCTATCTGTAGATGCTCTGCCAAAGAATCCTTTATAAGGGTCAAATTTAAAATATAATTCTTTTTCGCCGCTCATATCAAATAGATGTTTAGGCGGTTTATCTTGAATACCAAATGAAAATAAATCCAATATCCCTGAACCATATAATTTTTTAGATAAATCAATAGTATTAATATATTGGTTTTCGTCTATAGGTTGAATTTTATATTTTCCTGAACCTTCTTGTTTTTTCTTTGCTTCTAATCTCATTATTTGCATTTCCAAACTACTTCTAGTTGCTTTACTTTTTCCTCTCATCTGGTCTTTTAAACTTTCAATTTGTTTGTCTATAGGAACATCATCGGGGTTTGCTGCTTCTTTTTGTCCTTGTCCTGTTAATTTTGCAAAAGTTGCGGTTATATCTGTTGCTAATTTTTGAAATCTATCTAATTCCTCTGGTAGTTCTTTTATCATCTCGCTTATGTCTTGAAAGAAAAAATCTTTTTCTCTATTAGTATATAAATTTTGATTTTGTAATAACATTCTTACAAAAAATTGGCAATTATTTCTAAAAGAATCATATTCAAAAAACTTTTGGTCTCCTACTGCTTTTCGTGCATCTTCTAACATCTTATAAATTGTTATTTGTTTTCCATTAAGGGG